TTGGGACTCTAATGCTAATAAGTACGTTTATGGAGATTCAACTGAATCACAAACAAGTATGGGTGGTGCGTCATCCTATGAAGATCCACAAATGAACGCTGATCCAGACGAAGATCTTCCTTTCTAAGATTAGAAAAAAATGAAAAAAGTATACATTGCTTCAGACCACGCAGGGGTAGATTTGAAAGAACTACTTGTGAAAAGATTACAGTCGGATGGTTTAGATGTTGAGGATCTGGGTCCTAACACCTATGATGCGGTCGACTACCCAGACTTCGCTCACAAAGTATCCAAGAAAATCTCATATGAACCTGGGAATTTTGGAATACTCCTGTGTGGATCTGGTAATGGTGTATCAATTACATCCAACAAATGGGCAAATGTTAGAGCGGCAGTTTGTTGGAACTCTGAGACGGCATCTCTAGCAAGGTTACACAACAATGCAAACATATTGTGTATACCTGCTAGATTCGTCTCTGTAGAAGATGCCATCGATATTTTGGATTATTTTATGGAAACCAAATTCGAAGGTGGAAGACACGAAAGAAGAGTCAACAAAATTCACATACCAACACATTTAATTTAAGTTATGGCAATTAAGAAAAAAGATTTTACAGATATTAAGAAAAAGTTTTCCACATCCGCTAAATACAAGCCTCAAGAGTACTTTGATTTAGGCCGTGAATTTTTGGATGCCGTTGGCTTACCAGGTCCAGCGATTGGTCACATCAATATGTTACTCGGTCACTCTGACACGGGAAAAACCACCGCATTAATCAAAACAGCGATTGATGCTCAAAGGAGAAATATTCTACCCGTATTTATTATAACCGAACAGAAATGGGATTTTGGTCATGCAAAAATGATGGGTTTCGAATGTGAAGAAATTGTTGATGAGTCGACAGGTGAAATAGATTGGGAGGGGTTCTTTTTATTCAACAATAATTTTTTGTACATAGAACAAATCACAGATTATATCAATGAAATTTTGGATGCCCAGGAAAAAGGAGAAATTGATTATGATTTAGTTTTCCTTTGGGATAGTGTGGGATCGGTACCTTGTAAAATGACTTATGATGGAAAAGGTGGTAAACAACACAATGCATCTGTTCTATCTGATAAGATTGGTATGGGTATCAATCAAAGAATTTCTGGAACAAGAAAATCTGAATCAAAATTTCAAAACTCATTGGTAATTGTTGCCCAACCTTGGGTTGAGCTTCCTGATAATCCATTTGGTCAACCCAAAATCAAGAGTAAAGGTGGTGAATCTATTTGGTTAAACTCATCGATCGTATTTTTGTTCGGGAATCAAAAGGGTGCTGGTACAACTAAAATTACGGCAACCAAGGACAAGAGAACTGTCAAATTCGCATCTCGTACCAAAATTTCAGTATTGAAAAACCACATTAATGGTTTGGGTTATGAGGATGGTAAAATCATTGTAACGCCTCATGGGTTTATTTCGGGTAAAGATAGTACCGAAGAAAAAACTTCTGTTGAAAAATACAAAAAAGAATACGCCGATTATTGGAAAGAAATTCTCGGATTGGAAGGTGATTTTACATTGAAGGAAGAAACTGAGATAGATAATGAACAATAGTGAAAACATTATTAATTGATGGAGATAATTTATTCAATCTCGGATTCTTTGGTGTCAGAGACTTCTTTGTTGACGGAACACACATCGGTGGATTATACCATTTCATCGACGCCATTCGTAAACAATTGGACGAACACGATTACGACAAGGTATTTGTGGTTTGGGATGACGAACATAACTCAAGTAGGCGACGAGAAATATACCCTTACTATAAGTTAAATCGTAGAGAAAGACTGAATGAGTTCCAAAGAGAATCATTCAATATTCAAAAAAACAAAGTCCAAAATTATCTAGAGGAGTTTTTTATAAGACAACTTAAAGTTCCTTACAATGAGGGTGATGATTTAATTTCCTACTATTGTCTACACGCAGAAAAAGAAACAATTACCATTTTTTCTTCAGATAAAGATTTACTTCAACTTTTAAATTCACGAATTAGTGTTTATTCTCCACTTCACAAAAAATATTTTTACGAAGGTGACAAAATAAAACTTGATGAAATAGAAGTTCCTCACGTTAACTTACTACTTGCTAAAATTTTATTAGGCGACAAATCTGATAATGTTTTTGGAATATTAAACTTCGGTGAAAAAACTTTGGTTAAATTTTTTCCAGAGGTATTGGAACATCCAACAACACTTGAACATATTCTAAGTAAAACAACAGAAATATATCAAACTAAAAAATTGAAGGGGTTAGAAAATCTGATGAGTGGTAGATGTAAGAATTCGGAAGAGGGACTAGAGTTTTTCAATAAAAGAAGAATGATTATGGATTTACACAACCCTATGATAACTGAAAACGCAAAAGAGTTGGTTCTAGAAAACATACGAGATAATATAGACCCTGAAGGAAGAAGTTACAAAAATGTTATTCGAATGATGACACAAGATGGGTTTTTTAAGTATCTCCCTAAAACAGATGAAGGGTTTGTTGAGTTCCTTCGTCCGTTTATGAAACTAACAAGAAAAGAAAAAAGAAAATTCAACAGAGAAGAAAAAAGTTAAAAAAATTTGAAAAACCCAAAAAAAACCTTATATTTTAATAAATTCAATAAATTATGAAAGAACAAGATTTAACTAAGTTAGAATTCCTTATCACATTGAATAACAATATTGTTATTCAAAGATATTTCAATGTGAAAAATTACAATCCCGTGGCTGAGAGATCACTCGAAGTTTATGATTACATGAAATATTTTGTCGAAGAGTTTCTTACGGAACAGAAAATGAGGACCACAGTTTATATGATGGATCTCGTGAATGAGATTATGGAGGATCCTACAATATTGGAAACCTCTATGACCGATGGACCTGAAATTTTTCACTTCAAAATAATGAAAGAAAATATGACAATTTGTCATAGATCACTAGATGCAAAAATTTTTCCACCTAAAATAAGATACACCGTAGACATACGTCAGCAAGTAAAAAGTGTACTTAAGGACCTTACTGACATTTTTGCAGCGAAAGATTTTGAGACAAATTACCTTGACTATAGTCTAGTTTGATTGTATTTATCAATACACAAAAGAAAAAATTATGTCGAGAAACTTTGAATATCTAGGAGAAACTTTCCAATTACAACTAATCAATCAACTTATTGTTGAGAAGGATTTCTCACACACTATTCTCGACGTGTTAGAATCAACACACTTCGAAAACAAGTATTTCAAAACACTTGTTCAACTGATAAAAGAGTATTACATCAAGTATGAATGCTCTCCTTCCTTTGAAACACTTTATCAAATTGTTAAAAGTGAATTTCCACAAGAACTGATGTTGAAGATATTGAATGATACAATATCAAAAATTCAAAAAGCCCCCATCGATGGTCTTGCCTTTGTACAAGAAAAAGCCCTGAAGTTCTGTAAACAACAAGAATTACAGAAAGCCATTACCAAATCGCAAAAGATATTGGATAGTGGGGAGTTCGAAAATTACGACAAGTTAGAGGAACTGATTAAATCGGCTCTTCAGATTGGAGAAAACAACAAAAACATTGTAGATGTTTTCGATGATCTCGAGGACCTTCTTAAAGAAGATTTCAGACACCCAATTCCTATGGGTATACCTGGTATCGACAACCTATTAAAAGGTGGACTAGCAAAGGGAGAATTGGGTGTAATACTCGCTCCGACAGGGGTTGGTAAATCGACCATTCTTACTAAGATTGCAAACACAGCGTTTAACTTAGGATTTAACGTACTTCAAATATTTTTCGAGGACAACTTGAAAGTAATCCAAAGAAAACACTTCACACTTTGGACTGGAATCTCTCCCGATGACTTACCAAATCATAAAGAAGATGTAATTGCTAAAGCTGAAGAAATCCAAAACACTTCTCAAAATAATTTATACCTTAAAAAACTAGCATCAGATACATATACTATGACTCAAATCAAAAGTATGGTAAGAAAAATGATAGCCGATGGTAACCCAATCGATATGATTGTTTTGGATTATATCGATTGTATTGTTCCTGATAAAAACTTGGGAGATGAATGGAAAAGTGAAGGTTCTGTGATGAGGGGATATGAGGCGATGTGTCATGAAATTGGTGTTGCAGGTTGGACTGCAACCCAAGGAAATAGGAGTAGTATATCCTCTGAGATCGTAACTACCGATCAAATGGGTGGATCTATTAAGAAAGCACAAGTTGGTCACGTAATTATTACAGTTGCTAAGACCTTACAACAAAAAGAAGCGGGTCTTGCGACAATGGCCGTTACGAAGTCTAGAATAGGTAAGGATGGAGTGGTATTTGAAAATTGTAAATTTGATAATGAAATGCTCGTTATTGATACAGAAAATTCTGTAACTTTCTTAGGATTCGAAGAGAACAAAGAAGAAAGAAAAAGAGACAGAATTAAAGAACTTATGGAACAAAGACAACAAAGATTGTCAGAAAAAACAAACAACTAATTTAAATTTAATAACTATGGAAAAGATTTTACAAGAAAATCCGAATCGTTTTGTCCTATTCCCAATCCAACATGAAGATTTGTGGAAACTCTACAAACAAGCTCAATCTTGTTTTTGGACAGCGGAAGAAATTGATCTACAACAAGATCTAACTGATTGGGAAAAATTAAATGAGGGTGAAAAATATTTTGTCAAGAATGTATTGGCGTTTTTCGCCGCCTCAGACGGGATCGTAAATGAAAACCTTGCTGAAAACTTCGTAAAAGAAGTTCAGTATACTGAAGCAAAGTTTTTTTACGGGTTTCAAATCATGATGGAAAACGTTCACTCAGAAACTTACTCTCTGTTGATTGACACCTATATCAAAGATAAAGAAGAACAAAATATATTGTTCAATGCAATAGAAACTATTCCTGCCGTTAAGAAGAAAGCGGACTGGGCACTTAAATGGATTGGATCGTCCTCCTTTACGGAAAGGTTAATTGCCTTTGCGGCAGTAGAGGGTATATTCTTTTCTGGTTCATTTTGTTCAATCTTTTGGCTTAAAAGACGTGGATTAATGCCTGGGTTGAGTTTTTCCAATGAATTAATATCTCGGGATGAGGGACTACATACCAATTTTGCGGTTCATTTGTATCG